TTAGATTATGTGAATGGTCTCTATTTGGAATTTACCAACAAGTCTGCCGATAAAATCTTTAGCGTCTTCGAGTGTTTCAAATAGATAAGCCGAGTGGGCTGAAGACCAACCAAAATCCCAACCCCGATAATAAAGTCCATTTTCAAAGTTTTTTATTACAAATCTCTTTTCCATAGTTATTTAGTTTTTAATCAATCTCGTAAATTACCGCTTCCAACCTTTTCTTTACATCAAAAAAAGAGGGATTGAAATTATAAGAACTCGAATGAATTGGGGTTACACATTTTGTTTTGAAATAAAGCATTCCGCTTTTTACTCCTTTTCGAGCAAAGACAATGTAGTCATTTGAGTTTTGATTGTAGGTGACTATTACTTGCCACTTGGTTTTTTTCTCAAACATAGTTATTTAGTTTTTATTTAAGTATTTTCCCACAAGTTCTAATTGTCCTTGTGAGTTGGTTGTTGTTTTAGGTAATAATTCAGTTGGCGGTTCATCATTTCCGTGAAGACCAAATGAAAAATCTTGAGGAATAATTTCCTCCATCTCACACTCAAAGTGAGTAGGTCTTAAAGGTGGAAGCAATGGCACTCCTTCAAGGATAGGTGCATCATCAGTTAATGGTAAATGCCCAATAACTGTTTTAGCAATAGAACTTTCTCCATACTCAGCACCTCCCGTATGTTTTAGTTGGTGTATGTAAGTGTCATAGTAAACCTTAGTAGGTATTTCATTACTTAGGATAAGAGCATACTTGTCTGTGTAAACGATTTCTTTTGTCATAGTTATTTAGTTTTAAATTGTTCAAACCACTCTGTAATATCTTCTTTACCTTCAAAGGTAGTAGGCCAAGAATTCATCTCTATTAGTAAGTTTAAGACTTCATCCTCACTATACATTCTCTTCTCTTTGCCATTCAGCACCTCTTCTAGCACCGTCTTCCCATATCTCTTGGGTTGTACCTTCATCGTAGCCTTCTCTTTCTAAAAATTCTTCAAATGTTTCTTGCTTCATAGCTTTTCTTTAGTTTTAGTTTCTTCGTAAGTTTCTTTGTAGAATTGTTCTGCTGTTACATCATTACCGTAACCCCAATTGGTTTGGCCGCTAAATCTGCCCTTTTGATAAGCATCTTCAACCTGCTCCTTCTCCATTTGCTTGGCTTGTTCAAATAGTGGTTCAGAGTTCATAAGAGAGTACCTCTCCTTTAATTGTTGCTCTAATAATTCAACCGCAGTTTGTTTCTTTTTCATTTTTTTTTGTTTTTAAGCTCTGTTTAAATTATAATGTGAAATGTAATATATTTTAGTGTGAATCTTTATGTCTTTTTAAATTAAATGCCCCTCCGATTAATATACCGCATATGTCGCACTCGTATTTTTTCTTTGATATACCCTTCATGTTATTCGACATATTTTTTTTTGCTTCCTCCGTATGCTTTTTACCTATTCTAGAAATACTCATTTTTAATTTAGTTTCATCAGAAGCATTTTTACCTATTTTAGCATTTGCCATTTTAATCTTAGAATCATCCGAATGTTTTCTGTCATTCCAGCCATTATCTTTGTCCTTTAGTGATTCTGATATATTTTTTTTCTGTACATCAGTCCTTCTTTTACCCAAGTTAGATTTACTTATTTTAGCTTTAGTAAATTCACTTAATTTTTTACCAAATGAGCTTTCAGAAACTGCAAGGGAATGTAGAATTTTAGCTTCATTATATGCTCTACTAGATGGAGAGTATCTATTTTTTCCTTTACAATTCGACATCATCCAAAATGCATGTATTAATCCTTTATTGTCCGGATGAATTCTAGCAAGAAGCCAATGACATATAAAATGTTCCCTCCCAGTGAGTTCTGCGATGTTACCCGGATCGTTAGTACCGCCCATACATTTTGGTATTATATGATGGCTTTCTGCATAGATATTTTTTTCTAATATTCTTTGATTAGATCTGTCTATGATCTGATTATAGATTTTTAAATAATTCATTTAAAATAAAAGAATTGGGTAAAACAAAATCGGTGCAATAGCCAATGAATACAGTATCCAGTATTTTTTAGACCGTTAATTGCCATAACGCTATCGTTTAGATACCTTTGTTAATGTGCATATTTTATATCCTCCTCCGAATTATTCTTTTCATCAAACGTCAAATACTCAGGGTTGATGACTTTAGCCACTTTGTTTCTCTCCCCTGTGTGGTGTTTGATAACAATACCCTCGTGTGGGATTTTTGTTCCTTCTATAAAGTTACCAAAGACGTGCTTATCCTGTACCTCCTGAGACCAAGCCCCGGTGTAAAGAACTTTGACGTGGGGAAGTAGAAGTAGGTTATCGCAGAAATATAGGGTTCTCATTGGATCTAGATATTCCCCATTCATAGTAATGTCGAAAACCTCGAACTCAATTTCCTCAAGCCCATAGTCATAGTTCTTCTGGATGCCTGGGCCGAAGATCTCACCATAGATGACTATCCCGTTGTCTACCTGGTAAGCCCCAGTTGATTTAGCGACCTTGAATAGGTTCCATAATTTTTCTTTGAGCTCAAATTTATCAGCCACTTTCATCCAGACGTCAGTATCATAAAATCCCTGGGAGTCAGACCCCTTCTCAACGTTGTGAGATCCATACACATATTCGTACTCGATCCACTCGTCTGCTAGTCGGAAGAATTTCTTAAACTTGTCCCAGAATGAAAGCTTTAGCTTTTTCACGATGCCGTATCTAGCATTTGTCCCGTGCATTTTTCTAGTGATCTGTACGTGATCCTCTTCATCGAACATATCAGGCACATTCTTTAGATTTGGGAACTTATGGTAGACGTGGAAGTTTGGATTCTTCTGGTATCTGATCTTACGTCCGGATGCTAATTGTACTTGTACCACGGGTGGCTCGTACTTGAAGATATCTAATACGTCCATCATGTCCTTACCTTCATTCCACTCCAATTTAGTATATTTAGCAGATTGACGAGCATATCTTAAAGGTATAATCAAACACTCACTGTAAACTCCTCTCAACTTAACAGTACGTACACGTTGACCTTTACGTAAGTAATTAGTTACATTCATTGTGTCTGATAATTCTTGAGGAATGACTGCGTCTGTAGTTGCTACTACAACTAAGTCATCTACCTCGTATTCACCTTTCTTGATAATACAATTCCATCCACCGATAACACCTTGCTCAATATTATCTGCTCCTGGTATTTCTTTAATTTCGTTTATACGTGCTACGTAGCACACTGAGTTATTATTTTCCATATTAATAAAGTTTTATTTCAAAACGATCTTCCATCTGTTCGATCTTATCAACCGGACATCCATGCACATTTTCTCCGTTATGTCTATTTTCTACTATAAGGCAAGATGTTTGGTAACCATACTTCTCAGCTAATTCAAAATAAGCATCCATCTCCCACTCTTGTGTGAATGTATTTGACACTACCACTGGTGAGTGCTCATATCTCATTAGAAAATCAACCTCCTCTTGACACCAAGCATGTGCATCTTTGATTTTTGATGGTTCAAACTTGTAATTACCCTCACCATCGACGAAAAACATATCAGCCTCTTTGTGTCGGTAATCTTTGTCGCCAACTAACATTTTAGCTAGTGTGCTTTTACCTGATCCGGGTAATCCCCTTAATAGAATTAGTGTTTTCATTTCTTTTTATTAACTCTGTAAAAATAAAAAAGATTCCCGTAGGAACCAAGAAGTTAAATGAGGTACTTAAGTATTTTATCTTTTATACCTGATTGTTTGATTCCCTCGTCTGGCCTTGCTGTCCAGACAAAATTGGTTAAGCCCCAGTCATCCCGATCAAAAGATCCATATTTGCTATTCTCCACGTGCTTGCCCATATGTAGATCATCAATTGATACCCAATGAGTGATCTCAGGATGATCCATTAGATATTGCGTGATTTCCACGTATCTAGATTGCTCTAGATCATATGTTACAGACCAAATGAAAGACTTCGTATCTTGAAAGCTGCATTGTCCTAGGTTCTTAGTGTATGCAATTGGTTTCTTTTTAATGCCTTGCATTTCATAATAGTCTCCCATCTGCTCTACTGTAGCCCAGGCCTTCCAGTCAGATGAAACCACTATCTCAGCTCCTGTTAAATCAAGAATATCGTTTAGAGTCTCTACTGCTTTCTTGTCGAAGTTATCAAATCTATACTCAAGAGGAATTTCTTTGAGCGACATAGATAACTTTCTGCCTCCCCACTTAGCCTGTTTCTTCATTCTTGATCCCCAGTTATTACTGAGACAGAGGACTCCGTCGTGATCCAAAAATATTATCTTCATTTCAAGATACTCTTTTATTTTCTAACTGAGATGTAAATTTCCTTATACCAGCCAAAGGTCTCATCTTCAAATTCCTGATCGGGTTTAAATTCGGAGAGATCTAAATTAATTTCCTCAAAGCAGCTCTCATTCGGAAATCTAACCCAAGATTTATTATTTGCTTCCCCCGCAGCACTCATGGGTCTTATCTTTATCGTAAGCCGCACACTTCTGATGCTTAGATACGCAGGAGGTTAAAATGCCTATTAGTAATACCAAGGCTAAACCTGTCACAATTGCGAAAGTTACTTTTTCTATTCTTTTCATAATTTTTTACTATATCTATCCTAGAGACTAATAGAGCAGTCCAAAATATAGAACTCTCTATTCGGATCCTGTGGACCGTTCTCACTGTACCATTCCTTCTCTATTGATTGCTTTACCCACTTAGACATTTCTTCACCCTCGCATTGTGCTATTAATATATCCTGAGAGGTAAGTCCCGTATCCGGATCTATGTCTCTAAATCTTATCTGAAATTTATTCATGTGTATTATACATTGATCAATAAAGATGTTTCTTAAATATCTAAACTATCGTCAACATGTGTCGCTATGTGTTTATCCCACCATTTGACAAATACCGAATTAGGCCGTTTGACTCTAATCCACTCGCCCAGTATAATTATTCCAATGCAGATGATGACCAAAGCCATACAGACCATGAAGAAAGCTATTATTTTCATATCTCAAAAATATTAATTTTTATTTAATTTAACACCCTTTATTTTATAGGCTTTATCTCCTACTTTGGATTTTGCGTTTTTTTCCATTTGTTATCTGAATCTAAAATAAATGTTCCTATGTGGGTCTTATTCCATTCACTTGGATCGATAATAGATAGAAATGTCTCCCCGTTTTCTCTAATGTATAGATAATATCTCTCACCTGGTATTGGCTGAAATGAGTAGCTTGATGAATAGACTATTTTATTCCATTCTAACTCTTCCTGTAACTTCTTATACTCATCCAATAGCTCATCGAATTTCTTCTTATAGTAGGAATTGGCCTTGAGTATCTTCTCGTTTTTCCACGAAGAGATATCCTCCGGTATTATGGCAGGAGCACCAACGTTGCTTCCGTAGGCCAGCTTGCTTGGATAGAATCCTCTATCCTCGCTCCATACCACATTATCCGGATATTTCTTCTTGTCTTCCAATTAGTTTAATTGCCCTATGCCCTTTAGATATTCCATATAGTTCCTCTGAGTAGTCATGTTGGCTAGGTTCTGATTAACCTCCATGATGTACCTCTCTGTGGACATTCTATTTCTTTTAAATCTTTTTGTTAGGTATTCGATGTTCCGAATAGCCTCATGGGTCTTCACATAATTGAAGGTACCCGCTTCTTTTTTCCCGTTCATTATTGATATTATTAGTAACTCCAGTATTTGTTTTGAATTGCTCTTATCTCCTCTATGCCTTCCATTATCTTCTTGAATGGACCTTCTAGCTCTGTGTTGTCACCGTAGAAGATATGACCTGATTCTTCAATCGAATAATAGAAATCTATGATCTCCTCCATTTCTTCTTTTCTTAGATCCTTAATGTCTGGCATTTTATTCTATGATTTTAATTTCAGATTCTGTTTCTATTACAACCCTAGCTCCACATCCCAGTAGTGCTTTAGTGTCGCAACCTGAACCACTGTAAATTATTTTACTAGGACCAAGAATCTCGACAGCATTGCAGTAAGTGTTAGTTCTGCCCTGCTTTATTGTGATCACCGGTAAATCAGTACCCTTTGTCTTATTGGATCTGATATTGTGCTGGTTGACGTGGATCTTAGTCGTTGGAGATTTCTTTGCCATGGTGTGATTTTTTTTAATCAGTTACGTAATTCAAATCGTATTTCTTTGCAACTGTCATAAACTTCTCCTTAACAAAGTCGTCTATTGATTTGTAATCCCCACTATCCATGGCCATTTCCCACCACCAACCTCTAATCTGGTCCAATTCTGATATGTCATTGATAAATGGATAACGTAAATCATTATTGTGCAAGTCAATCAACATCATTGAGTAATTTTCAATGTTAGTTCCCGCGCTTAAATCGTCTTTATAGACCTCGCACTCTATAATTGTGTGGTTGATTTTGTTTCTTAAAAAGTGTACCATATTAATAAATTATTTTTTAATTAGATAAAGGTGCTTTAATTGCTGGGTGGGATTGGTAGTTTTCTAATTTATAAACTAATTCAACAGGGTCTAAACTACTATGTTCAATCTTCAATGTTGGTAGTGGATATGGTTTTCTTGTATGCCCAACCATTATTTGTTTTTTAATGCCTTCATTCATAGGGCCGTTAGGGTATAACATTGGTGATTCTTCAAATATAGGTTGTCCAATCTGTTCCTTGGCTTGTTCAATATGGTTGTTATACAAATGAGTGTCACCTAAGTTACCAATCAATTCATCAGGAACCATATTAACTTCCTTAGCAATGATTTCAAGTAGCAATCCATAACTAGCAATGTTGAATGGTAAACCTAAGAATGTATCTACTGAACGTTGATTCCACATTAAAGAGATTGCTCTGGTTGGGATATTATATTTAATATAATCTTCTTCTGATATTGCAGTCATTTTGCTTTTCTGTGCTGCACATAAATCATATCTCTCATCTTCACTCAACTCTCTTGTATAAACTTGAAATCCATAATGACAAGGTGGAAGAACCATTTGGTCTAATTCTCCTACATTCCAAGCATTAACCATTAATCGTCTTGAGTCTGGATTTGTTTTAAGGTTGTTGATTAAGTTTTCGATTTGATCTGTGCCTTCTTTTTGTGTAAAGAATGTTTTCCAATTTCTCCATTGTTTACCATACACAGGACCTAATTCACCTATTCTCCAACCATTTGCATCAACTCGGCTTTCTTCACCATTCTTTATCATTTCAATAAATCTTTCTTTGGTTGCTGGCTCTAATCCATTACCAACTCGTTTAAGATATCCTTGATAAGCATCACCATCCCAAATATGACAATCGTTATCAACAAGGTATTTGATGTTTGTATCACCTCTTAAAAACCAAAGAAGCTCAGTCACTACTCCCTTAAAATAGATTTTTTTTGTGGTCAAAGCAGGAAATCCATCTTTCATATTATGACGGATTTGTCTACCGAATACTGATAGGGTACCAGTACCTGTTCTGTCTTTCTTTTCTACTCCATTATCAAGAATGTCTTGAAGGAGTGCTGTGTATTGTTTATCTAGGCTGTTCATACTCCGTCTTCGAATGTGTAGTTTTGATCTGGTTCTGATTTATATTCTATCCCCTTATTTTCTCCCCTGTAATGTAGGTTATAATATTTCTCTCCGTCACTTATAAACCAATTTTGTATTCCGTCTATTACATCACGGTTATATGCTTTTACTATCATGTCACGCTCTGCTTTTAATAAAGTTTCCATGTTTCGAGACACCCAATAGTGAAATTCACTTTCACTCATTAGGTAGTAGTTATCTTTGAGTTGTTGTATCGGTGTTTTCATAATCATATGTTACCTTAATTCAAGTTCACATTATTGTACTCGTATGTGATTACTGTCCTGTCGTTAATCGATGTTTCGATTATATGTGTCGGAGTAGTTGGTTTAGCAATCTCCTCTACGATATAGAGGTTTTCTAATTCGACGTTGGTGTTTCGCATCACCCATTGCACCTGCTCGTCCCAGGTTAGTTCTCTTCTTTGCATAAGTTTTAATTTACCAGCTTGAGCTATGAGGAACCACCCATCTTGAGCAGTTCTGTTCCAATCTATTAATGTGTCTATAGTTATTGATGTAACCCATCATATTAGCAGATCCAATTGCATTTGCTGAGTGAATCATCACGGTACAAACAGGAGCACCGTCCATCCACTTCTCAACCAACCATTTGGTGCAATCCATCCCGGTCTTCTCCGTTATGTTGTCGTAGTCCAATTTGAAGTTGTGGTAGACATTGGTGTGCCACTCTTTCATGGCACTATCACCAAGATCATGGTCTAGTGAGATTAAATCAATATTCTCTAAACCAATCTCGGTTACCTTCTCTACGAACTCATCGTAGCTTCTAACCACCGTCCATTCCGGAACGTCGTGAGTTGTTGGATTTGGTAGAGGGGTTCTCACGTCATCCAGGTAAATTCTAGCTTTACTCATTTTTATTATTTTCTAAATTTTTAAGATCTTGATCGAGTCTTCTGAGAAAGGACTCCTCACCGTCATCACCAGAGACCAGCCAATCTATTCTCTGTGCATAGATTTCAGCCTTTCTTATGATCTCTAATCCCTCCTTGAATTTCTCGATAACCTCATCAGGATACTTATGGTGGTAAAGGTCCTCTGGGTACTTCTCGTACCAATCGGGTCCCCTCCAGCTCTCATCTTTCAATTCCTCTTTGGTCTTCTTTCGACCGCTGTTCTCTATTATTCTCTCAATAGAATCCGCAATCTGGGATATCTCCCACTGCTTATAATCAAAAAATCCTCCGGACAAAGTACACTCCTTTTTTAAAATTTTATCTTTTATTATTTAAAACCCTAGATATATGAGGCTGCCCAACTTTATACTTAATAGCAATCTTATTTTGTGATAATCCTCTATCGTACAGCATTTTAATTTCGTCTCTCTCCATTTCAGTTAATTTAACATAGGTATGTTTAATGCTAGATAGATCAATATCCTTATCCACATAAGAATAAGTTTTACCTATATTTATATTGCTTATTATTTTTCGGACTACTCCGTACAGATCCCCAATTTCCTTATGTGTAAGGTTATTTTGAAATAATAATAATTTTATTTCTTTAACTTGATCAATCGTTAGCTTCTTTAAAGATGACTTATAATAGGCGTGTTTTTTTCCAGTGTTTATTTTTTTGTTACTTTCGCCAATTTTTTTCTTAGTTTCATCACCCATATAAACATATCCTTCTTTAGCCTTGGGTAACCTACAGTTTAATCCTCTTTTTTTATCAAGAACCTTGTATTTTGTTCCATAATACAATTCTCTTTCCAATAGTACTTCTACCTCACATTCTTCTACGATCTCAAATAGGTGTGAATCTACTCCATATTTTTTCAAGGAGTTGTATAATTTTCTTTGAGATTTACACTTTAGATTATGATATGAACGGAATCTATTACCTATATCATTAGAGGACCCTATGTATATTTTACCTAAAGGGGAAGTTATTTTATATACGCCTACCATATTATAAATTTAGATAAAATACAAAACCCCAAATGACATATCTTATATATTATTCTGAGTCTGCTCTTAATTCTATTTCTTGCCCCTGATCTCTTTTAAGATCATCCAGTGATTCGATTGTTTCGTCTGAATTGTTACCTTGCAGGTAATATTCTTTCCAATTTCCCCCTGGCTCTGGAGCATTTCCCGCTGCTTTAGCTATCTCCTCGTCTCTTGTTTTGGTAAGTACAGCAACATAGCAGTTTCCTCTCTGAGCTTCTAGAAGTTTATCCACTGTATCGGGATCCACTTTCTTGCTCTCCATTTTAAGATAGGATGACTCAATCTCGGATAGGGTACGGAAGAATCTTTTTTCCGTTTGTTTTATTCTGCCAACTATAGAGTAGGCCTCTCCCATTTCGTCTTTCCTTGGAACGCCTTGCGTGTCTAAATACATGTGCACAGACTCCAAATCTTCCTTCAATAGCTCAATCTGGTTATCCCTAATGTCCAAGTCCGATTGCTTGATTGTTGTTTTTGGTTCGATGTAGTTCTTAACCGCAGAATCAATTGCTGATGTTATAAATCTACGGGTATCGTCTGGATATTCAAAATGTTTGGTGGTTGATGCTTCAACCTCCCAGTCTCCGCTTTTAATTTTTACTGTTGTCATGGTGTTAATATTCTTTTTGGTGTTTCTTTTTCTACTTGTTGTTCTATCCTATCGTGGTTTAAACCAAGTGGCCCATCTCTTTCCAGTAGTATGTTCCATCTCTCTTCATAGGTTAGTTCTCTTGTGCAATCCTTGGCCCACCTCTCACAAAACTCATCGTTTGTTAAAGCCTCGTGGGTAAACCAGTCTTTTAATGGTATATCACCATATCCTGCAAAGTGGTCTCGGTACCTCTGGTAAGCCAATTCAACTCTATCCATATTATCCTCTATTCTTTCTTTCTTTTGGGATTCTCCTAGATCACTCCAATCATTGAAAGTCAATGAAGACCCAGGATTGTCCTTTAGAAATTGCCAATATTGTAATCTAATTGGATTCATATTATTTCGTTATACATCTTTCATCAATCTCGTTTAGGACCTGTTGGATGTAGTCGTATACAAATTCCTGATCGTAAATAACCGGTCCTTTGAATCCCTTGAGTGCATCCAGAGAAAAAGGAGTCACGTAAAGACAATTTGGATTGCTTGTTATCTCTTTACCCGTTTGGTAGGATCTACAGATAAGAGCAAAGGGCTTGTCGTAGTTGTCAATCCCCATTTTAAGAAGTGTTGTTTTTCCACTTCTTCTGTTATCTACTATCGGAGATAGCAGTTCATTCAGTATCTGCCTCTTTGTTTTTGCCATTATATTTTTTCTTTTTTGAAAAGCTCAATGAGTTCTTCGGATAAATTTTCATAATCCATATCGAACTTATCCGACATAGCCTCTAGTATATTTTTATTTCTGTAAGGGACATTGTCGGGATTTGACCACTTCCTGCTGATCTTCATATAGTTGTAGAAGAGCACGTAAGCATTAGCCTTCTTGGTGTAAAGAGCTGTATCAACAGGAAGATTCCATTTCTTAAGCATCTGAACGGATCTTTTCTCGTTATCGAGTTCTAGCTCTCTTGAGTTATTTAAAGAGACCTCTACTAATTCGTCCGGGTGATCCACACCGGATAACCACTCATCTACGACGGTCAAAGAATCAGCACTTACGTCCCATAGTTCTATCCCATCTATCCATTGAGTCATGTGGCAATATTCATGAACCATTAACTCTATGAAATCTTCTCTGCCCTGAGCAAATGCTAATGTTGCCTTTCTTAATTTCGGATCAGATCCATCGTCGAAAAAACCACCGCATTTTATATCATCTGTTAACTTGATATAAGATCTCTTGTATGGCTTGAATATAACGGAGTTCTTTTTACATTCCTCTTTAACAAAAGAGATAAATGCTTCTGTTTTTTTATCCATTATTTTTTTGAATTAAGCCCTATTTTAGGCATTTTCTTTTTGATCTTTGGTGATTCCTTCATGTCAAGAAGGGAGTTCTTAGCCTCCTCTAAATCCTTTCCCATTACCACAACGGAAACCACTAGTTCTTTCAAGTGTGAAAGCGACATACCTTCCGAGAACTCCACCCATTCATTCAGATCGATTTTCTTTAGATCCTCCTCGGAAAGCTTCTTCTTTATATAGGATTCTCTTATCTCTGCTGAGGGCATATGCACCTCGAACCTTCTGTCGAATCTGGATGGTCTATTGCTAATTCTTTCCTCTAATTTATCAGGATAGTTAGTTGTTGCTATATAGACAACGTTCTCTATTTGCTTGACACCATCAAGCACATTAAGTAGCTTAGTGGTTGAGTATCTGTCCTCGCCAGCCAAAGCATCAATGTCCTCGAGTATAACGATAAGGGGTCTCTCGGGCTCAATCTTTCTCAATGTTGATATGTTGTCGACATAGAATCGAAAATCATCTTCGTCCTTTATATTGATGACTATACCGCCTTCGTTCTCAATTAAACTTTTAACGCAGAGTTGAATGATGCCGGACTTTCCACATCCGGGTTCTCCCCATAGTAGAATTCCTCTTTTGTGAACAAAGTTGTACTTCTTGTACTGGTCTCTCTTATTCCAGAAAGTTTGGATGTCGTCTAGAATGGACTGTATCTCAGGAGACGGCAGATGATAGAGCTCGTCTATATTCATAGCCTGCTTCTTGAAGGTGGCCTGTCCCATGGATTGATTCCATATTATCTCATAGAGCCCAGCCGGAAGTTTTTTGACTGTAGATAGAGCAGGTGCAAATTCGTCATTTGTCAAAATAGACCACTGGCAATGCGAGAAAGAGCTTGTCCCCTCTTTATCAACAGTGCGCTCATCTGGAGTTAACATAATATCATGCTCCTCTAATAGTTCTTTAATTCTTCTATTTTTCATCTTAGTAAATTTTTCCGTTTGTGTTAATACCAATAAATTCGTCTAGCTTTTTAAGATTCGGTTTCATAGAACCTGGATACTCCGAGTATTTAAAATCTCTACCCTCTGAGTCAATCAGCCTCATGTCACCGTGAATAAAATCTTGCATCTCAGATTCGCTAAGATGTGCTATCACCTCCTTAAATTGGTCTACTATCCTATAAGTAACAATTTTTTCTGTTACCAATATTGGACCTTCCGAATTCAAAAGCTCCATTCTTTCTTTCCTCAT